TAGAGTTTGCCAATAAAAATACTGTTATAAACAGTCAGGCAATAAATATTAATGCTGCTGATGCTAGAGATGCAAATAACAACCTTCTTATAAACAGTTCCGGTGCTTCACCAACAGACCCAACACTAGTTCAAGGGCAGTACAATACATTGTTAAATACTAATGAATTTGCACTAGGTGCAGTAGGTTCACTAGAGGGAAGTTACAACTTCGTTGTTGGAACAACTAGTGGTGCTATAACCGGTGTGAACTCAGGCAACAATGTAATCCTTGGCTCATTAGCGACTACTATGGTAGCAGCTAATGACCAACCTATGAGGGGCAATGTTGTTGTTAATGGTTCTAGTATCTCTTTTAATAATAATTTAGCTACCACAGACAGTAACAACACTAGAAATAATTATGTGCTAGGTTGTTCAAATATGGAGATAACAGATTCAGGGCGTAACTTTATTTTTGCAAATGAATTTTCAGGCACAACTTCATTTCAGTTCAATAATTTCAACTTTCTGTTTGGGATTACGAGTTATAATGGAGCTCAACAGTCAAGTATTTCAACCGGCTCCGACTATAACTTCTTATTTAATGCTGATGATGTTACATTAACCGGTTCTAACAATGTCGTGTTTGGGCAGATGAATGCCACAATTACCGGAGACAAACATACGATATTAAATTCATCAGGAACTGTTGGAGGAACAAGCAATGTTCTTTTAAGCGGTAGTCAACACACCGTTTCAGGAAACAATAATGTTCTGAGTGGTAATAGCCTTCAAACAGCAAATGGTACAAACAGAAGTTTGAATATAGGTAACACTAATGTTATAGGTGTGTCGGGAGCAGCTAACAATAGTGCAGCTATAGGTAATAACATTAACATTAGCTCCGGTGCTAACAATGCTGCTTTTGGTACTAATATAACTGTAACAAATTCAGTAAACTCTTTTACTGTAGGAAAAAACAATAATGACTCAGTAGTTAATAATCAAGGTAATCCATGTTTTCAAGTAGGTGTTGGTAGTTCGTCAGGTAACAGAAGAAATGCCTTAAACATTATCAATACATCGGGTCCTCTACATGGAGTGATTTACATGGACCAATTGGTCAATCAAAACTACGCAAATGACGCAGATGCAGCAGCAGCAGGAATTGGATTAGGAGGGTTATATCATACTAACGGAGTAGTAAAAATAAACCTTCTGCCGTAATTTAATATTAAATTAAATGGACATTAGAAAAATCTCAGTAGGTCCTGATTATAAATCAGGAGGTATGCACTATATAGTAGGGCAATCTGTTCTAAACGGTGGGTATCAAATTCATTTAATTAAATACAACCAAGAAGAAGACGCATATCAGATTTATATATTAGACACAAGCGAAGGTGAAGTTTTGTTGTGGAAGCAGTTTAATTCTACTATGCCGGTTACTCTTGAGTTTAATATAAACTTTTAATGCAGTCACCCACGCAATTTATTGTCAAACCCAAAGACGACACTCGCTATAACAATACAAAAAAAATAGAAGGGTTAGATTTAATTTTAGACACTTCTGAAGAATCTGTATCTTTTTCAAACAGACAGGCTATAGTAATTGAAACTCCAATTATGTATAATGGTCCTATTGAGAAGGGTGATTCTCTTTTAGTACACCACAATGTTTTTAAGTTTTATAATGATATGTATGGTAGAAGGCAAAGTGGAAAAAGTTATTTCAAAGACAACACTTTTTTTGTAGACCAAACTCAGTATTATATGTATTACAAAAATAATAAGTGGAATGCAATTGAACCTTTTTGTTTTGTATCACCGCTACCTGCGACAGAAACTTATATATATAAACCATTTTCATATGAGCCGTTGATGGGTGTAATGGAGTACCCTACCGATTCTATAACTAAACATGGAATAAAAAAAGGAGATATTGTTACCTTTATGCCTGACTCTGAATATGAGTTTAAATTAGAAAACAATAAATTATATAGAATAAGAACATCAAATATAATTGCATATGAATCTCAAAGAAACTAAACTTAAGATAATAAACGCAGGATACAGGGCTGTAGAGCAACTAATCAAAGTTGCTAAAGAAGATATAATAAAACCTGACCCTGATGATGAGTTGGCTGCCGATAGATTGAAGAATGCAGCAGCCACTAAAAAGCTTTGCATCATGGATGCTTTTGAGATATTAAACAAAATAGAAACAGAAAAAGAAGCATTAGAACTTGTAAACGAACCTACTCGTTCTAAGCAAGGATTCGCAGAAAGAAACTCTAAATGATAAAAGAATTAAAAGACTATATACCCAAGTCAGTTCTTGTAAATAAAAACAGGGCTAGAACTTGGTTGTATGGTTATAATTTAAAATATGATTTGGTTATTATTTCAAAAACAGGTCAGATAGGAAAAGTTATTGAAATATCCAACGTAAGAATTGGACTGCCTAAAGCCCCAAAAGAAATATATAAAAGACATGAAAAAAAATATGAGCAGTATTGGGAAAGAAGAGAAACACCAAAACAATTAGATAAAATTCGTTCTATATTTCAATGGAATGAAATGCCAAGGGATTTTAAAAACCGTTGGGTTGACTATATAGAAAAGGAATTTGAATATCGTGAGGAAGGCTATTGGTTTTATAGTAATGGAAAACCAACTTATATTACAGGTTCTCATTATATGTATTTACAATGGACCAAGATAGATGTAGGGTATCCTGATTTTAGAGAAGCCAACAGAGCTTTGTATTTGTTTTGGGAGGCGTGTAAGGCTGATTCAAGAAGTTATGGAATGATATATCTTAAAATTAGAAGGTCAGGTTTTTCATATATGAGTTCTTCTGAATGTGTTAACAAAGCCACGATATCAAAAGATTCACGAATAGGTATACTTTCTAAAACAGGAGCAGATGCAAAAAAAATGTTTACAGACAAAGTGGTTCCTATATCAAACAGTCTTCCGTTCTTTTTCAAACCAATTCAGGATGGAATGGACAAACCCAAATCTGAACTAGCATATAGAGTTCCTGCCTCAAAGATTACTAAGAAAAATATGCACGAGGTTTTTGAGGACGATTTAGAAGGTTTGGATACCACGATTGATTGGAAAAATACTGACGACAACTCTTATGATGGAGAAAAACTTTTATTGTTAGTTCATGATGAAAGTGGTAAATGGATAAAACCCAATAACATTCTAAATAATTGGGGCGTTACAAAAACCTGTTTAAGATTGGGTAGTAAGATAATTGGGAAATGCATGATGGGTTCCACTTCTAATTCATTAGAAAAGGGTGGAGATAATTTTAAAAAACTTTTTGAAAGCTCAGATGTTCTGAACAGAAATGCGAATGGTCAAACTAAAAGTGGATTGTATTCTTTGTTTATACCTATGGAGTGGAACATGGAAGGCTTTATAGATAGATATGGGCAACCTGTATTAGAAAAACCTAAGGTTGAGCTTCAAGGAGTGGATGGTGACTATATATATACAAGCAGTATTGATTATTGGAAAGCTGAGGTTGATTCCTTAAAGAATGACGCTGACGCTTTGAATGAGTTCTATAGACAATTTCCTAGAACGGAAGCTCATGCTTTTAGGGATGAAAGTAAATCTTCAATATTTAATTTAAGTAAGATATATCAACAAATAGATTTTAATGACTCTGTTATAAGAGAGCATAACATTACACAAGGTAAATTTATTTGGCAAGACGGTATTAAAGACACAAAGGTTATTTGGGTTCCCACAAAAAAAGGAAGGTTTCATATATCTTGGTTACCTGCTGTACATATTCAAAATAATTTTAATGAAAGAAACGGGCTCAAATATCCCGGGAATGAACATCTAGGTGTATTCGGTTGTGACTCTTATGATATTAGTGGGGTTGTGGGTGGAGGAGGTTCCAATGGTGCTTTGCACGGTTTGACTAAATTTTCAATGGACGATGCCCCAAGTAATGAATTTTTTTTAGAATACATTGCGAGACCTCAAACTGCAGAGTTGTTTTTTGAAGATGTTTTAATGGCTTGTGTTTTTTACGGTATGCCAATACTTATAGAAAACAATAAGCCAAGGTTATTATATCATTTTAAAAATAGAGGGTATAGGAGATTTTGTTTAAACAGACCGGACAAACATTCAACAAAACTTTCAAGGTCCGAAAAAGAATTAGGCGGTATACCCAACACAAGCGAAGAAGTAAAACAAGCTCATGCCGCAGCTATCGAATCTTATATAGAAAAATATATAGGATTAGATACAGAAGAAGTGTTTAGACCTAGTGATGAAATGGGGACGATGCCTTTTAATCGTACTCTTTTGGATTGGGCTAAATTTGATATTAACAATAGAACCCGTTACGATGCTTCAATAAGCTCAGGTTTAGCCTTAATGGCTAATCAAAAACATCTGTATACTCCTGTAAAAAAAGAGTCAAAAATAAAGATTAACTTTGCAAGGTATACAAACACGGGAACAAAAAGCGAATTAATTAGATGAAGGATGTAAAAATAGACATTAAGTCTGCAGCTTTTCCTGACCAATTTGTTTCAGACGCAGATAAGGCTACAGACGAATATGGATTAAAAATAGGACAAGCTATACAATACGAATGGTTTCGTAGAGATGGAATGAGCTGTAGGTTTTACGACCAATTTAGACAGTTCCATAAATTGCGATTATACGCAAGGGGAGAACAATCAATTAGAAAATATAAGGATGAACTTGCTATAGATGGTGATTTGTCGTATTTAAATCTTGATTGGACACCGGTTCCTATAATACCAAAATTTGTAGATATAGTAGTAAACGGAATGTCTGATAGACTATTTAAGGTTAGTGCTTATGCACAGGATGCTATGTCACAATCTAAGAGAAGTAAATATCAAGACATGGTAGAAGCCCAAATGGTTTCTAAAGAATTTTTGAATAAGATAAAAGAAAAGTCTTCGCTTGACCCATTTACAGTTTCACCTGAAGAACTGCCTAATAGCGATGAAGAGTTATCTCTTTATATGCAGCTTAACTACAAACCATCTATAGAGATTGCTGAGGAGGAAGCTATAAATACAATATTTGAAGAAAATCATTATGTAGATTTAAGAAAAAGACTTGATTATGATTTAACCGTACTAGGTATAAGTGTGGCAAAGCATGAGTTTTTACCGGGTTCGGGAGTGCAAGTAAGTTATGTAGACCCTGCTAATGTTGTTTATAGCTACACAGAGGACCCTCATTTTAAAGATTGTTTTTATTGGGGAGAAGTTAAAACACTACCAATGACAGAGCTTTTGAAGATAGACCCAAGTTTAACAAACGAGCAATTAGAAGAGATTAGTAAATACAGTCAAAATTGGTATGATTACTATAATGTCGCACAGTATTATGAGAATGATATGTTTTATAGAGATACCTGCACTTTATTGTATTTTAATTATAAATCTACAAACAAGATTGTATATAAGAAAAAAATAATGGAAACCGGAGGAAGCAAGGTTATTGAGAAGGATGACCAATTTAATCCACCGGAAACCGTAATGGAAGAAGGAAGGTTCGAAAAAATAGAAAAAACTATTGATGTTTGGTATGATGGAGTTATGGTTATGGGGACAAATATTCTTTTAAAATGGGAGTTAGCTCATAACATGGTCAGACCAAAATCTGCAAGTCAACACGCTATACCTAATTATGTTGCTGTAGCACCTAGAATGTATAAGGGTGTTGTGGAATCTCTTGTAAGAAGAATGATACCTTTTGCTGATTTAATTCAAATAACTCACTTGAAGCTTCAGCAGGTTATTGCTCGAGTAGTACCCGATGGGGTGTTTATAGATGCTGATGGATTGAACGAAGTAGACCTAGGCACGGGCAATGCTTATAATCCTGAAGATGCTTTGCGTTTGTATTTTCAAACAGGTAGTGTTATCGGGAGGAGTTACACACAGGACGGGGACTTTAATCAAGCAAGGGTTCCTATAAAAGAAATAAATACTAACTCAGGTGCAAGTAAAACACAAATGCTTATTGCCAATTACAATCATTATTTAAACATGATAAGAACGGTGACAGGATTAAACGAAGCTAGAGATGGTAGTACGCCTGACCCTAATTCTTTGGTTGGCTTACAAAAACTTGCAGCCTTAAATTCTAATGTAGCAACAAGACACATACTTGATGGTGCTTTGTATATATATAGAACTTTATCAGAGGCTTTAACTTACAGAGTTGCTGACATATTAGAGTATTCAGATTTCAAAGATGACTTTGTAAATAAAATAGGTAAATTCAATGTCAGTATATTAAATGATATACAAGATTTATATATATATGATTTTGGAATCTTTATAGATGTAGCTCCTGATGAAGAGCAAAAAGCAAAACTTGAAGCCAATATACAGATGGCTTTATCAAAGAATGATATAAACTTAGAAGATGCAATTGATATTAGGGAGCTTAAAAATATAAAACTTGCTAATCAACTTTTGAAACTTAAAAGAAAACAGAAGCAAGAAAAGGAAAATGAGATGGAGATGCAAAAGCAACAGCAACAAGCTCAAATTAATATGCAGTCTCAACAAATGGCAGCACAAGCGGCAATGCAGAAAATGCAACTAGAAGGTCAACAAAAGATGCAAATTAAACAAGCTGAGATAGCTTTTGAAATTGAAAAAATGAAAAACGAAGCTCAATTAAAATCTCAATTGATGGCAGAGGAGTTTCAGTACAACCAACAGCTTAGAAATATCTCAGAGACCGCTTTACAACAAAGAGAGTCTGAAAGAGAAAAAGCTAAGAGTCAAAGAATATCACAACAAAATTCAGAGCAATCACAACTTATAAATCAAAGGAAAAATAATCTTCCTGCTCAGAGGTTTGAATCAAATGAAGATAGTTTAGATGGTTTTGATTTAGCTGAATTTGACCCAAGATAGCTGAAAAAAATACATAAAAATATTTATTAACTTTGTTTAAAATTTAATTCAATGGATATAAAAGTAAAAGACATTGGGGTAAAGGATGAAAAGTCTTTATCTCAAAAAGAAGAGGAAGTAATTAATAAAGCTTCTGAAGATGTTAAAGAAACAAGTGCTCCCGTGGAGCAAGTGGATACAAGCAATGAGAGTACCACCCCCACACAAGAGCAAGAAAGTGTACAGCCGGAAAGCGAAACACAAGAAGATATAACTCAGTCCTCAGAGTTAAAAGAGGAAGATGTTCTTAAGTATATTAAGAATACTTATGACAAAGATGTCAGTTCAGTAAATGATTTGTTTACTGAAAAAGAGAAGCCACAGGAACTACCTGAAGATGTCTCAGCATTTTTGGAATACAAGAAAAAAACAGGTCGTGGATTTGAAGACTATGTTAAATTAAACAGAAACTTCAAAGACATGGATGAAACGCAGCTTCTGCGAGAATATTATCAAGCAACTGAAGAGGATTTAGACGCTGAAGATATTCAATACATGATGGAAGATTTTGCTTACGATAGTGAAGTAGATGAAGACAATGTGGTTAAGAAAAAGAAGTTAGCGTTTAAAAAAGAGATTGGTAAAGCTCGTAAGTTTTTTGAAGAGCAAAAGGAAATGTATAAGGAGCCCCTTGAGTCAAGTACGGCAACTATTTCCAAAGAGCAAGAAGAACAACTTGCAGCTTATGACCAATATGTTAAGGATGCTCAAACCTATGAAGAAGAAATAAAGAGAAGACGAAATTGGTTTTTAAAAAAAACTGACGAGGTTTTCGACACAGAGTTCAAAGGTTTTGACTTTAAAGTTGGAGAAGACAAAGTAATAACTTTTCTACCTTCTAAGGATGTTGAAGGAATTAAAAAGGTAAACTCAGGAGCCAATGCATTAGCAGAGGTTTATTTAGATAGTGAAACCGGGTTAATTAAAGATGCATCAGGATACCATAGGGCAATATCCGTAGCAAGAAATCCTGAAAGATTTGCTAAGTTCTTTTATGAACAAGGTAAGTCTGACGCAACAGAGGATGTGACTAAGAAAATAAAAAATGTCAATATGACAACACGGTCAACTCCTCAGGTTGTAAAGAAGGATGGAATGACTATACGAGCAATCAACCCAAGTGAGGGTAGAGGGCTCAAAATTAGAAGTAAAAAGTAAATTAATAATTTTTAAAATATAAAAAAATGGCAGGAAATTTTGCAGCAAGTCCAACATTCTCGTTGCAGCCATCGGCTCAACAAGTTCCGTTGTCGACTAATTATATTACCAACTTTGATTTCTTGAATCAGTATCTTCCTGATACATATGAAAAAGAATTTGAAAGATATGGTAACAGAACACTTTCATCATTTATTAAAATGGTGGGTGCAGAAATGCCTTCTAACTCTGACCTTATCAAATGGGCAGAACAAGGAAGGTTACACATCAAATATACCAATGTTACATCCGCAGCAGCCGCAGGTTCTGCAACAGCTACTTTAACAGTTGTTGACTCAGCTATCGGTGATAACCCCGCAGGAACAGTAATTACAGGTGCAAACCCATACAACGCTGACGCAGCTATTGCAGTCAGAGTGGGTCAAACAGTTGTAGTATCTGACAATGCAGGTGGCGGTGAAAACAAAGCAGTTGTTACAAGCGTCTCTACAGGAGCCGGTGGTAACGGTGTTGATTTTGATGTCGCATATTATGAATCAGCAGGTCAAGTATCTGCAGGTCCATTCACCGTATTTATTTACGGTTCAGAATTTGAAAAGGGAACAGCAGGTATGCAGGGCTCTTTACAATCAGATGACTACATCTTTGAAAACAACCCAATCATCCTAAAGGACACTTACTTAGTGAACGGTTCTGATATGGCTCAAATTGGTTGGATTGAAATTTCAACAGAAGACGGAGGTTCAGGATATTTATGGTATCTAAAATCAGAACATGAAACAAGGTTAAGATTTGATGACTACCTAGAAACATCCATGATAGAAGCAGTACCGGCAGAAAATCCTGCAGGTGGTCCTCAATCAGGAGCTTCTGCAGCAGGGCTTATTGGTTCTGAAGGTGTATTCCATGCAGTTGGAACAAGAGGTAACTTATGGTCGGGAGGTAATCCTGATGCATTAGCTGACTTCGATTCAGTCATTGATAGATTAGACAAGCAAGGTGCAATAGAGGAAAATGTAATTTTCTTAAACAGACAATTCGGTTTCGATATTGACGATATGTTAGCAGCTCAAAACTCTTACGGAGCAGGTGGTACATCTTATGGACTATTTGACAACGATGAAGAGATGGCGTTAAATTTAGGTTTCACAGGATTCCGTAGAGGTTATGACTTCTACAAGTCTGATTGGAAATACCTAAATGACCCTACTATGAGAGGCGGCATTTCAGGCACAGGTGCAATTAATGGTTTATTAGTACCGGCAGGTTCTACAAGTGTTTATGACCAAGTTCTTGGTAAAAACGCTAAGAGACCTTACCTTCATGTAAGATATCGAGCTTCAGAAACTGAAGATAGAAGATATAAGACATGGATTACAGGGTCAGCAGGTGGAGCAGCTACTACAGACATTGATGAAATGAAGGTTAACTTCCTTTCTGAAAGATGTGTTTGTGTAATGGGTGCGAACAACTTTGTATTATTCGAAGACTAATACAAACCCTAAATGATACGGGAGCCTACGGGCTCCCTTATCTTTTTTAATAAAATTTAAATTTAATATAATGAAAGTAAAAAAAGAATTAAAAGACCGAGTCTATAGACTCACAAGGAATGCAGCTCCATTGAGCTTCATGCTCCCTTCAAAAAGTTCAAAGCGTAAACCACTCCTTTGGTTTGATGAAGAACTAGGAATCAACAAAGAGTTAAGGTATGCAACTAATCAAAAGAGTCCATTTAAAGATGAACAAGATGGTAACGCAATAGTTACTCCTATTGTTTTTGAAGATGGATTACTTCAAGTTCCAAAAAGAAATCAAGCTCTACAAACATTCTTATCATATCACCCGTTAAATGGTGTTAAGTTTGAAGAGGTAGATTTAGCAAAAGATGCAGCCACACAAGTGGAAAGTTTAAATGTAGAAGTAGATGCATTGATAGCCGCTAAAGAACTTACTTTAGAGCAAATGGAAATGATAGGTAAAGTTATCTTGTTTGGTAATGTATCTAAAATGTCAAGCTCTGAATTAAAAAGAGATATTTTAATATATGCTAAAAATTACCCTAGGGAATTTTTGAGTGCAATATCAGACCCTGAGATACAATTAAATTCAACCGTTCAAACTTTCTTTGATGAGAGAATGTTGATATTCAAGAATCAAAAGAAGGATGTGTATTTTAATTTACCGGGAAATAAAAAGAGATTGATTCAAATTCCGTTTGGTGAAGACCCTATTTTTGTTTTATCATCTTATTTTAAAACAGACGATGGAGTTGACAAGCTCGAATACTTGGAAAAAAAGCTCAAATAATAGTCGTATATTTGTTCTTTATTAACTCATAAAATTTTTTAAATTATGAAAAAATATGGAGATTTATCCACCTCAGGTGGAGACGGACTTATTTCTTTGACTGATGTTGCATCTTGCTACATTGATTCAAATGATGATGTAATCATTGATTATAATAGTGGTTCGAGTATTGCTATTGCATCAGCATCAGCTTTAGTACAGGCAGACGCAGATATTGTATTCGGTGTTATCAAGAGTGCTCAAGAGCAAAAATGGAGTAAAGTAAAATATATTATTCCGGAGTTAAGCCAAACTGTTAACGCTATAACATTCACCTTTTAAACCTAGAAACTATGATGAATAAATTTTTAAAAATCGGAGATTATGTTTTTGGAGGTAGTGTAATATATGTTGGTGTAAGCGGAGGGACATTAACCCTTAACTACGAAGACAAGCAAATTGCCCTAACCGGAGCAGGAAGTTTTGTAGCTGCAGATAAAGTCGCAGTCGAAGATGCTCTTGTACAGGTTTGGGGACAAGGCTATACTGACTCAACCATTGATGTAACTTTAAGTCAAGCAATAACAACTGTTGCATAACAATTGTTTTATTGAAGAAATCAAAAGGGGACTAGAAAACAGTCCTCTTTTTTTTTTGTTTATCTTTGTAAGAAAGATTTATAGATGATAAATTCAGTTAGACAAACTGTCTTGTCCATTCTTAATAAGAATAATTACGGGTATGTATCTCCAAGTGATTTTAACTTGTTTGCAAAACAAGCACAGTTAGATATATTTGAAGATTATTTTTACCAATACAATTATCAAATAAACAAAGAGAATGCAAGACAATCAGGAACAGGGTATGCTGACATTAAAAAGGGTTATGAAGAAGTTATCGACACCTTTGGTGTTATTAACCCTTTAATACAGACAGTACCGGGAACCCCCGGTTCTAATACTTGGAATATGCCTTCTGATTATTATTTAATAAATAAAATATTATATAGAGATGGAGCTCGACAAAATGAAGTAGAAAGAGTTCATCAAAACAAAATCACTTTATTGAATCAATCTTTATTAACTGCACCGTCAGCACTCTATCCTGCATATACTCAAACGGGTAGTGTGGTCACAGCATTTCCTAGCACAATTAACAATGCCGGAGATTTGACTTGTCAATATATTCGTTTCCCAAAAGACCCCGTGTGGACATATATAAACCTATCGGGTGGAGAACCTGTATTTGACCAAACTGCTGCAGATTATCAAGACTTTGAGTTGCCTCAAGATGATGAGCCAACTTTAATTATGAAGATATTACAATTTTCAGGAATGTCAATTAGAGAAATACAAGCCGTTCAGTTTGGACAGCAACAAGAGGCTTTGGAGGACCAACAAGAAAGATAAATTATGTCATATATAACACCATATCAATATTACGAAAATGGAGGGAATCTTCCTGAGAATGCTAATTGGGGGTCTTATCAATATGTAAGCCTACAAGACATCATCACTAATTTTGAATTGATGTATGCGGGTAATCATTCCTTAGTTAACAATGAGGAGAGGTATAAGATTTTATTTCATGCAAAAAGAGCAATACAAGAATTAAACTATGACGCATTTAAGGAGATAAAAATATTGGAGCTTAATGTTTGTAAAACACTACGCTTTGTGTTACCGCCTGATTATGTTAATTGGGTTCGTGTATCTTGTTTCAAAAACGGTTTGCTGTATCCGTTGACAGAAAATATTCAAACAAATTATTCAGATGCATACCTACAAGACGATAAATGTAGAATTTTATTTGACCATGATGGTAATATATTAAAACCTGAAAATTCAAACTTGGATTTAGAAAGAATTACAGGAGGCTTGAAAAGCATTTATCTAAACAAGAATAGTATATTTTATGGATATGAAGGATACTGCTGTGATGGGTATTGGTATTTTGATTATCAGATAGGTTCTCGTTTTGGTCTCAATACTGAAACAGCAAACGCAAACCCTACATTTAAAATAGACAACAAGGGTGGAGTTATAAACTTCAGTTCAGGAATGTCAGGTGAATTATGTGTTCTTGAATATGTTTCTGATGGAATGGAAAACGGAGACAACTCTAAAATTACAGTAAACAAATTATTTGAAGAATATATTTATGCATATATCGAATTTGCTATTTTAAGTTCAAAGTTAGGGGTACAAGAATATATAGTTAATAGAACTAGAAAAAGAAAAAGTGCTCTATTAAGAAATGCGAAAATAAGAATTAGCAATATACACCCCGGCAGGTTATTAATGAATCTAAGGGGTAGAGATAAATGGATAAAGTAGAATGGCAAATTTAACTAGAAACTTTGTAGCAGGTAAGATGAATAAAGGTCTTGATGAAAGACTCTTACCTAATGGTCAGTATATTGATGCTGTCAATGTTCGTTTGGGCTCTACTGAAGTTACAGAGATTGGAGCAGTTGAACTTGCAAAAGGTAACGAACAACTTACCACCCTATCATTTAACAACACACCTTTATCTTCTGACGCTAAATGCATAGGGGCTTTTGAAAATGGAGAAAACGAAATTCTTTATTGGTTTGTCCATGACCCAAATTTTCCTACAGGTGTTACCGGAAAGTGCGATATGATAGTATCTTTTGACGCTACAAATAACTTACTTGTATATCATGTAGTAAGTATGGATGACGGAGGCGGAATAAATACCACATTAAATTTTGATGAAAAAGAATTAGTATTAGGGGTCAATCTTATTGAGAATTTATTATTCTTTACCGACAACTTTAATCCACCTAGATTTATAAGCACCACCAAAAACTATCCTAACCCTGTTTTAAATGTAGACCAATTTGCGGCAGAAGATATACTTGTCATAAAAAGACCACCGGCTTTTGCCCCGGCTATCTCACCACTACCATCTAGTTCACCCAACAACTATATGGAGGATAGGTTTTTATCTTTTGCTTATAGATACAGATATGCAGACAATGCATTCTCTGCAACATCTCCTTTCTCTCCACCGGCTTTTATACCCGGTCCTTTTGAATTTGAGTTTGACACTTTCTTAAATGGAGGGATGTTAAATGCTGCTAATATAGTGAGGATTGACTACAACACAGGGGGACCATTGGTTGTTGGAGTAGACCTTTTGTTTAAGGATAATAGCACCAATGTAATTAAAGTCATAGAGTCTTTTAACAAGGAGGATTTGGGATTACCCGATAACTCAACAGAAACTTATACATTTAGTAATAGTAAAGTCTTTCAGGTTTTGCCTGATACTGAGATATTCAGGACATTTGACAATGTGCCATTGAAAGCCAAGGCTCAAACCCTTATGGGTAACAGGTTGATGTATGGAAACTATGAAGATGGTAATGATGTAGTAGATGAGTTTGGGTCTCCTGTAAAGCTAGAATATTTTACGAACTCCGTTAGTGAATTAGTAGACAACGAATCACTAGAGGTGACCTTGGATACAGGGACCTATAACATAGACCCCGGTGCTCAAGGAACTCAAATACCTAGTTCTAGATTGACTTTAGATTTTTCTAATGTGGATTTAGTCCAAGGTGCAGCTTTTACGGTAGATGCAGATTTGTCTCACTCGACTTTTACAGATACCACATTAACAGAAACTAACAACAATATAGCCATTGATTTCACATTCTTGCTTCCCGCAAGTTATGCAGATGCTTTCACTATGGCAAATTCACAAGAATTTATTGATGCTATATCTGCAATAGAGGCAAACTTTGCAGATTCTTGTAACGGAACCTCATTGACAGACCAATTCAATTGTGATGCATTGAATACTTTAAATGATGCAAACACAGGTATTGCGTATAATAAAACAGGTAGTGGAACTGTAGCTATAAATCAAGGTTTTTTAATTATTGCTGACCAAGCAACTCCGAATATTATCACAATACAAATCAATGCACTTCAGTATACTGACCCTAATAATCCCGCTAACCAAGCGTATGAGTATCAAACCATAAACCTTGCTACTGCTGAATTTACTAAAATAGCAAACGCAACAAGTCTTCATAGCAACAGGGGGTATGAGATTGGTATAATATATTTAGATGAATTTTCTAGAGCTACTACAGCTTTGGTTAGTGAAAACAACAATGAATACTTCCCCTGTGGAAGTTCGGTAAATCAAAATAAAATACAAGTAGAAATACCTCCTGCTCAATTAGCTCCAACATGGGCTAAGTATTATAAGTTTTGTATCAAACCTGATAAGGAAAATTACGACACTATATACACTAATTTATTTTTTGAGGATGTCACTTTAGGTTCTACATGGTTTTTATTAGAAGGTGAGAATAGCAGAAAGATAGAAGAAGGGGATGAGCTTATAGTAAAGGCTGATACTGATGGACCTATCACGAGGTGCACAAGAGTTAAGGTTTTATCCAAAGAGGCTAAATCAAGTAACTTTATTCTTCCACCCCCACTTGATGATGCAGGAAACCCCATCGGTGGTTTTGATGATAACAATAATGAGTTGCCCGGTGTTCCTGCAGGAACATATATGAGGTTACGAACCAATCAGTTTACGACTGCATCGGGTGATAATCCTTTTCAAGAAGATAGTGCCAAAGGAAGTGCTCAAAGAGATGGCTTTCTTGGTCCCCCTGAATGTAAAACTTTAAAACTTTTAATAGGAAGTATAGATAACCCTGACACCCCTACAGGTGCATATAACCCTCTTGACCCTGCAACTTACGAAAGAGTAGACTTAGATATACCGGCAGGTTCAACTTTAAATGTAACCATAGACAATAAAAGAAACGGAGGAAGTGGAGACAAATGTGAGTTGGTGGAGTACCTAACAGATGTTACCGTGACAGCATCACAAGATTATGCTAATGTATATGATTTTTTTATTGCTCAGAATATTTATGGAGCCATGGTTTCGGCACAAAGTGCACGAACAGATACTAATGACTCTCCACCTGAATTAGTATTTCCTAACCAAACTTTACAAGACGGGTCTCCAAGCGGTCTACCTTGTAATGTGGGAGATGTCTCAATAGCGTGGACAAGAGATAACTCAGGCTCAGATGCAGGTCAACTTAGGTTTCATGTTAGAAGTAGTAAGTCATGTGGTGAAAACAAAAACAGAAGGGTAAACTTAAAAATTAGCATGACGCTAATTCGTAGAAATACTTTGATTGTATTTGAAACCGTACCTCAAGATGCAGCACCTGACCTTTGGTATGAAAGTGCAGATACATTTAGTGTGTTTCCTGACGGAACGCATGAGGGTAATGTACAATCACAAACCGCAAATCAAAACGCTATTATAGATACTGACTTTTTTAATTGTTATACTTTTGGAAACGGTGTTGAAAGTAGCAAGATAAGAGATTCTATAGTGGGTAAACCATTAGAACTAGGTAACAGAACAACAAGCACATCCGAGAAAGAATTTGAACTAGCCCATCGTTTTGCTGACATCACCTATAGTGGAGTATTTAATCCTGAAAGTAATGTGAACAAACTAAACGAGTTTAATTTAGGACTACTTAACTTTAAAACATTAGAAGATGAATATGGTCCTATTACACTAATGGATGGAAGAGCTACCGATATTCTCGTGTTACAAGAGGATAAAATATCTTATGTTTTACAAGGTAAAAACTTACTAAGTGATTCAACGGGAGGAGGAGCTGTGACATCGGTTCCGCAGGTTTTAGGAACACAAATAGCCCGAATAGAAGACTATGGCAATAGTAACAACCCTGAGAGTTTTACCAAATGGGGTGCAGATAAATTCTTTACTGATGCCAAGCGAGGAGCAGTATTACAACTAAAAGGTAGTTCAGCACAAAACGAACAGCTTCAAGTTATATCAGAAACAGGAATGCGTTCTTATTTTAGAGATTTATTTATAAATAACTTTAATACATTTAAGTTAGGTGGGTATGACCCCTACATGGATGAATATGTATTGAACAACACAACAAGAGAAATACCTGTTCCTGAGGTTGAAATACCATGTGGTATCACTCAGAGTTTTACTTTATCCAAAAACTCTTCTGAGGAATTTGTTTATGATTTAGGTTTTGACATTGGAAGTGTTGAGGTAGACTTTACAGTTGGAGGATTACAAGCAGGTGAAGAATTAGAAATTACAGGTATATATCCTTCCCCTTCAGGTCCCCAAGTGTTTAATCAAGTAATAAATGCAGACGGCTCTTATGCTTTGACGTTTAATAAGACTTTTGTCAATCAAAACTTACTTAAAGTTACAGTTGAAAAAGTGGGAACAGTTCAGTCTGCCGACATAAACCTTACGGTATTTTGCCCTGATGCGGTGCAAATGAATGTTGTACAGGTGGCAATCACTAGCGATAATGAGGCGGGTAAATTTATACATGATGAATATAGATGGAACGATACCACTTTCTTAAGTGCATTACAGTCAGAACAAATAGAGTTTCAATCAGGAACAGGATTGATAGTTTCTCAGTTTACTTCTGTACAAGGGGCTCAGGGTGGAAACATAGCACCGGCTGATGGAGCATCAGTAAAAATTATCAGCAATAAGATACCTGCTTTAGGGGATGACTTCAACTTTAATATAAATAGTAACTCATTTAAATTCTTGAGAACAAGCACTACTTATCTCAATACCCCCACAGGTATTGCGAATTTATTAGCAGCCGCTAATGCTATACCAAATATAACAGGGGGTGGAAATCAATTTGAAGGACAGTTTACTATGCCTACATCAAACGACCCTAATTTATATTTAATATATGACTATAGAGACCCTACTGAGGCAGAACTTTGTTATTCTTCAAGCGATGCTACAGATGCTTGTTGTGGATGCTCTTCAGGCGACACACCTTCAAACAGAGTAGCCACTCTATGTAGAAAATATACTACAGGTGGAGTCACTATAAACAACACATCAGGAAGTCCTGACACAGTAGTAATACCTCCGACTACCGGTGTAACATTAAATACATTTGTGACTATAACAGGTGTCAGCAATGACTGTGAATACAGAGTAGGGAGTGAAACACCTGACGCATCAACGAATACTGTTAATAACATTATAGTAAATCAAACCGATTGTACGCAAAGTGCCGGAACTTATACCGTAACTGCCGATGGCGGTGCTGCAATAGTGACCGTTCAAGATTCGTCAGGAACAGTATTTACAGAGGAAATACCTCAACTTGAAGAAAGAACTTATTGTGCGAGAAACATATCTGTTGACCAAGGTAATCCTGTAATAGAATACACAGACTGTGGTTGTAACAATTTAAACTTACTGCTTCAAAGATGTGATGTGTTTACTGCTGCAACGACTGTCGTTGCAACGAATGATATTCTAACAAGTAGTGTTGGTCTAGGAGATTTTGTAGCATTGAGTGGATTAGGAAATGCAGGTTGTGCGTATGAAGTAATAGCCTTTACAAATGCAACAGCCACAGAGTCGGCAACAAATTTATTTTTGGGAACTTGTAGTTCTTCTTGTGCAACTTATGAATTGTTCAACGGTTTAGCGAGTGACCTATCAATAAATTATTTAACTTGTATAGGTAATAGTGCATCAGTTACTATTCCGGGAGGAAGTACGGTTACAGTTTGTATGAGAGCGGACTCTGTTACAGGTAAAGATTTTAATAGTCTAACAACAACTTTCATAAATTGTGGATGCATAACACCGGCATAATAATATAAATATGGCAACATTAGGAACATTTTTTTTAGACGGACCAACATTAGAAACTAGCACAACTGTTTTTACAGATGCTACTTTAACTACTGCAGCAGCAGATGGTTGGTATTCTGATGGTGTAAACTATAGACAGCAAATAAATGGTATTTTGGGTCCTGTAGTTGCGTGTCCTTCGTGTGTGACTCCATGTGGAAGTGCTTTAGCTTTTAACGGTGCTAACGGTCTTTACGAAATAACTTATGGTATAGGTACAGATTTAGGTGCTATCATAGTTTACTTCAACCCACAAAGTGTGGTTGATGGAATTAGTTGTGTTTACGGTAATGTAGTTTATAATACAGCCACAAGTCCTAACTTTGGTTTTCTTGGTAGTGGGAGCATATATAATTTCTTAGGGGCTAGTAATGCTACAGGTGCAAATAATATTGGTCCCACATTAGATGCAGGAGGATATACAGGGCAAGATTTTTATTTAGCAGATGCCAATGGTAACTTTCCAAATACCCCAACAAATTCAAATGGAGTAGTAACAGGTTCAAGTGCTGATGTTAATTTAACTCCTAATACAGGACCGGGTGCTGTTACTATAGTAATTCCAAGAACGACTGTTGGGTTTACAAGTATAACGCTAAGAGTGTTTGGACCTCCGGGTGCTGTTACTGCATGGAGTGCAACAGTCAATTGCCCCGTAGCATTAACGCCAACTCCGATTAGTAACCCCAATGTAGATTGTGGTAATGCCTCATTTCCAAATACTGTTTATGTTGCTCCGAATATATCGGGAACTGCAGGTAGCCCTGCTGTGAATGAATTTGCTTTTCAAGATGAAAACGGTGAAATAGGATATCCTGCGGGAGATTATCAAATTAATTTGGGTGCATCGACTGCATTAATTACGATAGATGTTAACCATGTAATAACCGCTTATAACCCTTGTTAATATGCCTACTTATACACCCATAACAGAAGAATTTAAAAGAACGATTACTTATAGTGAGGACTCGCAAGGGTTTCCGTCATTCTATTCTTACAATCCTGATTATATAATTGGTATGAATCAGTTCTTGTATACATTTAAAAATGGAAATCTATATAGGCATAATACCAACAACACTAGGAATGAATATTATGGTGAGCAGTTTCCTGCTCAAATTGAAAGTGTATTCAATGACCAACCCTTAGAAAATAAAATATTCAAAACACTTAATTTAGAAGGTGATGATGCGTGGTCTGCTAAGTTTACATCAGACATACAGATATATGGAGAAATAGATGCTGATTACTTTGTTCAGAAAGAAGGAGCATGGTTTGCATTCTTAAGAAGTAACAGCCCCACAGGTGGTGTTGGTGCAACTGCATCTATACCTGCAGGAGCAAATTTAAATTTAAGAAGCATAAATGGTATTGGTCAAAGTATAGATGTTGCACAAGGTGACCCGGCTAATATTGTAATAACATTTAATATTGACAAACCCTTATCGAGTATATATACCTTAGGAGATTTTGTTTATTTAAAAGATGGAGCAACACCTCCTGTTTTTATTGGCACATTAGTGGATGTTGTGTTTGATACCGTTGCATTTCCTAATTTAGCAGGTATAGTTGTAAATAGCACAAACGCAGGAACTTATCCTGCACCTCAACCAACAGCACCTTTACCTATTCCGGGAGGATATTTCTTTACACTAAAGAATCCTGTCGCTGAATCACATGGTATACTCGGACATTATGGCATATTTCAATTAGAGATAGAAGCCAATACGGCATCAGAGTTATTTGTCGTAGAATCTGAGGTCATGAAATCTTTTCCTTAATTTTAGTATCTTTGTGAATAATATGAGTATATTATCTTTGACTAAAAGAAAAAAAACTTATAGACCTGAACAGATTTTAAATGCAGTACATCATCACCGTGGTTTATTATGGGAAAAGATAGAAGCATTTAAATACTTAATAAGCTCTGTAGATGGAACGGCTACTCATAAGATAGGTGAGCCGCAAGAAAAGTTGATGAAAAAATATTACCCATTAAAACATCATTTTGAAGGTGGGTTATATACAAGAGAAATATTTATGCCTCAAGGGCATATATGTGTTTCTTTTATTCATAAACAACAACATCCTTCTTTTTTAGTCAAGGGTAAGCTTTCATACTTAAATGATGAGGGTGAAGTAAAAAATATAGAAGCACCTCATACGGTTTTTACTCAGATAGGAACTCAAAGAGTGTTTTACATACATGAAGATACCACTTGGATTTGTGTCTATAAAACCGATGCAGACAATGTGGAGGATGCAGAAAAAGAAATTTATGCAGATTCATTTGTTGAACTGCCAAAAGAAATTATAAATAAAGCTTTAGAATTATGTCAGGATTAGGAGCAGCCGGAATAGCGGCAATAGTAAGTGCAACAATAGGTGCTACCGGAGCAGGTCTTTCTTTTGCTCAAGCAGGTAAATCCAAAAGAGCTGCAAGAGATGCTGAAAGCAAGGCAGCCGAAGCTATGCGTTTAGCAAGAAAAAGATTAGAGGTTAATTACTTAGATGAATTAGCTATACAAAAAGAACCATATGAATTAGCTCGTGAAGCAGCACTTCAGCAAGGAGCAACAGCACTAGAAGCGGCAAGAGAGGGAGACCAAAGAGGTATCGCTGCTACTGCCGGAAGATTAGAAGTTGCTCAAGATGCAGCACAAGGACAAATAAGGACTCAGATGGGTAAAGAGATGTCAAACCTAGATAAGTTAGTTGCTGAAGAAGATGCTAGGTTAAGAGATTTAAATGTTCAATTAGACTTAGGCGAGGTTCAAGGGTTTCAAGCTCAAGCTGCTAATCAAGAGAGATTAGGTAATCAAGCAATGATGCAGGGATTTCAGGGGGCAGCCAATGCTTTGTCATCAGCCGCAGCCGTTATTCCTCTTTATTCTCAAAACCAAGCAGCTCAACAACAGGCTATTGGAGATACAGTTTATACGGCAGACCAAACACAAGCCTTGAAAGATAGTGGTACTGTTGATTTTACAATAAGAGAAGGAAAATTTTTACCCGGTATATTTGGGAAAAAAATGGAAAAGAGCATAGACCTTACTAATCAAGATTTAGTTGCAGGTTTAGATAGTCGTGCCTTTAGAAAATTAGATAGAAATTTAAGTAACACACAAAAACAAAACTTGATGGGCTCTAATTTCTTACAAACATATAATCTTCAGCAAAACTTAGGAGTTGCTGACCCAAATAATCCTGCACAAACTGCAAACCAATTAAAAGTTCAACAAGCAAAAGCTTCAGGAGATAAGAGATTTATGAAAGATGATGGCAAAGGAAATATGATTCTTATGACTGATGATGAAATAAAAGCTGTTTTAGGAATAAATTAATATGAGTGCAACTGAAGGATACGGATATGTAGATAGACAAGTAGACAGTCAAATAGATTGGTCAGCAGTCGCATCAGGCTTTACAGATACTCTACAAGCAGAAATTGCAGGAAGACAAGCAAAAAAGGACGAGCTTGACAAAGCAGCTCGTGAAATGCAAGAAAGACTTGCTAATGCCCCTTCAGGTACATATACTGAAGCAAATGAATTTGCTGCTCAATTTGCGGCTGATGGTTCTGCTGCTATGTTAGCAGCCAATCGTGCATTAAAAGCCGGTCTCTTACAACCTAGACAATACTCTTTGATAGCAGCCAACCTTAATGATTCAACCGACAAGGTGTACGGTATGGCTAAAAAATACGAAGAAGTGTATAAGCTTAAAATGGAAAGGCAAAAAAATGGTGAATCTCAAGCATATGAAGGTTGGGAGATGGACCAAATAGGAGGTCTTTATAATATTCAAAACACCAAAGCATTAGTTAATCAAAACAATGGTATGGTTTCTATTGGTCATTGGGAAGATGGAAAAATGGACGGAGACCCAAATCAATTTATGACTGTGAACCAAATGACTGCCGCACTAAATTCTCAATATGATAATTTTGATTTACAAAAAGCTATCGGAGATGACAAGTCAAGACTTGGTATAATAGATTCACTAAAAATGCAGTATGGTGGAGAAGGAGATTTAGAATATTTAATAAAGACTAGGTCACAAGGCGGTAAGTATAGTGCAGATGATGAAGAAATAAAATTATACCAAGAGTGGAGAGATGAAACCACAAAAAGATTTATGGTGAATGATTGGGATGTTGTTTCCGTTTTAACTGATGAAGGTTTAACAGTTAATGGTAAAGCATATACTTTTAGTAAAAACCCTGCAGACAAAGGCACAGAGGGCATAATATTTATTAACACCGAAAAATCAGCTAGAGGAAACCCTGAATTAACTGAGGCACAAAAGAAAGCAGCAGAAGAACATATCAAAGGACAAATAGATGCTTCAATAAATAAAGAAATAACTACTTCAACAAGTAGAAGAGGTTTCAAACCACAAGACAAAGTGAACAGAGAGTCTTCACAAAAAGCATTCACAGAGTTGGCAAAATTATATTATGATGACGATGCAGGTATTGAATCAACCCTTGGGTTTGTGAAAGACCTTAACAAAGATTCTAAAGACCCCTCATTAGTTATAGACTATATAGATAGAACTACCAACGGTGTGAGAGTACAGTTTGCAGATGGAACAACAGAAACTGTTGACTTTGTAACAGGAACAGGTCAGACGAAAAACATGAGAGAGTTTGTCACGGAACTTATTAATAAAGTTAAAATTACTGACAATGTTGGAGATGTATTAAACCAAGGGCTTAATATACCAAGACTTAAAAATGAAACTGATGCAGAATTTAAAAAGAGAACATCACTAAACTTAGGTAAAGACACTAGAGGAAAAGGATTAGGAAGAACTAAAACAGTCAAGCAAAAAGGTGAGTCCCCTGCTCAAACTTATGAAAGAGCAGTTGTGGATACAGCTATTGCAGAATACAACCCTAACGAAATGGCTAATGATAGTGGCAATGTAGATGATAGGCTTACTAATTTATTAGTAGAACTAAGATTGCCCGGATATGCAGTAGATGGTGGAGAAATCAAAGACCCTGATGGTAAAGTAATTGCAACCTACGAAGATGATGATGCTGATTCTATAGCGGCAGCTCTTGATGCATTAAGCGATGAAAGTGTGAGTGTATTCGCAACACAAGATATCACAGACCAAGCCAACCAAACTAAAGGAATGGGACGAACTGAGAATATATTCTTCGGAGAAAGGTTTAATGAAGAGTTCAAAACAGACAATAACCCTGATGGAAGTTTTAGCAACTTTTAAATAAAGAAAAAGGATGAATGAAGAAGCGTTTCAATTATTATATAATCACGCAGTTAGTCAGGGATATAGAAAGTCTCGTGAAGAATTTCTTGAGCTTCTTGGTTCCAATAAAGAGGCTTTTGATTTAAGTTTTCAATTTGCTACAGAAGAAGGGTATCAAAAAACCCCTGATGAATTTGCTAAGTTATTAGGTGTAACTATACCACAGGAAGTCCCTGTAGTAGATAATACAATACAAAACCCACAACTACAACCGGAGTTAGTAGAGGTTGCTCAAGACAATACTCGTGTCAACCTTCCTCCAACATTATATCCTGAGATTCCCGGATACCAACAACCGGGATTACCTGATGATTTTCCTACTCCTGAAGAATTTCAACAAGCTCAATTTCGAGATGCTGAAGAAAGATTAGCCGCAGAACAAAAAGCAAAAGAACAAGAGCTTGAAGAAAAATACACATCTGAACAAGCCAATATAGAAGTTGTTAAATCCCCTGATTTTCAAAGTGCTTTACTCAATACTAATGAAAGAATATTTGATGAGTCTATAGAGTCAGGTGTTGGCTTTTTAAATAATCAGTTTGAAGATTATAATTTTATGTTTAAAGTAGATGAGGGATTTTTTGATGATGAAATAACTGTAATGGCAGAGAATGGAAACTCTTTGCAATTTGATACCGATGAATTAGAAGCGGCTAAAAACTTTATGAAAGAAAATGCCACTCCTAAAAAAGAAGAGACAGAAGTTACAGACGAACAATACACCGCATTGAAAGTAATGAATATGCGTAAAGGAGGTTTGTTAGACAATGGCAGAGTAGAGGCATATGGTTGGGAAACTAAACAAGAAGGAGGTAAAACCATAGTTTATCCCACTTTATTTCCCAAAAGCCCTGACTCTAATTACGGAACTAGAAGAGCATATTGGTTAAAACTTTCAGGCGATGAAGCTTTAGAAGAAGCTAAGAAAAGAAATGAGGTATATACATTTGATGACTCTGTGGAAGCTAGAGATTTTGTTAATGGTAGTTGGAAAGATGAAAACACTTTTGAATTATATAGTAGAGAATATTTTGACAAAAATGCTGATGGTATTGACTATAAGACTTACAAACAAAAGTTTGATGAGTACGAAAAAATCATGAATACTTTGGAATCATTTGAAGAACTAGGCGTAGAGTCAGGTTTAGATATAGAAGACGCTGAAGATAAGTTAGATGAAGAAAGCATTGAGCTACTAAAAGACAGCAACTACTTTGTTGACGGCAAACAAGTTCGTGTCACAAAAGATATTATTGAAGCACTTGAAAAAAAGGCTGAGGAGTTGAGTGTGGTTGTTCAAGATGAGGATTTAGTAAAAGTCAGAGAGGATATAGACTATAATTACCATCAATATTGGCGTGACAAATCAGTAAGAGCTGCTAGAGAAAATCAAAATATGATTAAGGCTCAAGACGCATTACAAGTTGCATCATTAAATAAATATGGAGTAAGAGTAGAAAACTTAGGGGAACTAGATTTACAAAAACCTGAAGAAATAAATGACGCTAGAGCTTTGCAATTATCTTATGAAGCAGCAGCAGCAGATAGACGAATGGCTGCTGACCAATTTGAGATTGCTAATATGTGGTATAATGACAAGTTTGATAAAAGTGTATACAGAGAATGGGAAGAAGGTTGGTCTGCAGTTACTAACGAATGGGATAAAGGTTGGGCTCGTGGAGAAGCTGCTGACATAATTCTACAAATGGGACTTGGTTTAGAAAACAAAGACAGTAAGGCAATGGCTATAGAGATTTCCAAAGCCCTTGCTGAATCTAAAAGAGGAGGTCAAGCTCGTGTATTAGATAGGTGGCAAAAAGCAAGAGGTGGTTTATTTGGTAGAGAAACCCTTCAAGTCCTTAAAGAAAACCCTCTTGATTTAGGTATGCAGTTTATGGCTTATAGTTTAAGTCAGATGTTACCATATGGAGCTGAACTATTAGCAACCAATGTTGGTATTGGTACAACAACAGGAGCCACAATAGGAGCAGCAGGAGGCACAGTAGCTATACCGGGACTAGGAACCGGAGTTGGAGCTGTAGGTGGTGGAATAATAGGTGCTAAAAGTGGACTTGTTACCGGAGGTTATATGATTGGACACGCCATGGAGTTTACAAATGCTATCATTGATACGGCTGAAGCTTATGGTTATGATATGACTAATCCTGATGATGTGACAAAAGCATTAGTCAATGAAGATGTGTGGGGTGAAGGTGCAGCTTTGGGACACAAGAGAGGTATTCCAATTGGTATAGTGAATGCTTTGTCTTTTGGTTTAGCAGGTAATGTAATTAAAGTTGGAAGAACAGCAAGTGCGTTTAAAAAAGCCGGAGCATTCTTGGCAGAGAGGGTAACTTTTGACCCTGCCATGGAAGCCACAGGTGAGTTTTTAGCTCAGGTGGTTGCCGGTCAAGACATAGATGGTAAAGAGATATTTGCTGAAGGTTATGGAGGATTATTTAGTAATGCACCTGCAGCAGCATTCAGTGGTTTTGTAAACACTCTTAACAACAGAACTTCAAAGTTATCAAAAGACTTGTCTACACCCAAAGGTATGCTTGATGAATCCTATAATGCTTCTGATGGCAGAATATATGATTGGACCAAGAGAATGGTGAAGTTGAAAAAAATAACACCTGAGCTTGGACAAAAAATAGAAATCCAATTAGGTAACAAGCAAACAGCAAAAGGACTTCTTAAGGGTGAAAAGATTAAAAATAAAAAAACAGCAACGCTAGAAATAATGAAGTTGCTTGATGAAAAAAGCAAGTTAACAAACACACCGGAAAGAAAGAAAATATTTAAAACAAAAATAAAAGAGATTGATGCTCGTATAGCAGGTATTGCAGATGGTAGTATCAAAGTGGAACCTACCAAGAAAACAGCACCAACATATCTGATTGGTAAAGAAAATTTTGAAACCAAGGATAAGTTCATGGAAAGGATAAATGCCTTGACTCCTGAAGAAATAAACACTACTGAAATATTCATTGGTAATGACAATAAAACTGCATTAGAGGTAAATGAAATCTTTAATGTAAAAAGAGATAGTGAAGTAGATGGAAAACCAAAAGAAACACCTACTGTGACTACTGAGACTACTGAGACTACTGAGAATCTAGAAGTTGGGGTTACACCTTTGTCATTTACTCAGTCTAGTAAGACTAGCAATTTTACTTACGAAGAAAATATAACTGATGAAGCCAAGGCAGATGATGAACAGACCACGGGTGTAAAAAAAGTTACTTTTGATTTTACAAAGGAAAACAAAAAAACAAAAAAGAAAAGGAAAGGAAAAGGAGCTGCTGTTCCTATAGAAGAAACAAGATTTAAAAACTTCAAAGAAGCTATTATAAAAAAAGAAAATTTAGAAGACTTTGATATTGAGGTTAAAGAAGTTAAAATTGTGCCTAAAACAACCAAGAGTGCAGCAGCAGGTAACACTATATTCAAGTTAAAAATTAAAAAGAAATCTGATGGAAAAGGTGGGTTTGCTCCATCAACTGAAATAGATATTTTTATAACCCCTGAGGAGTTGGCAGAAGCGTCTGCAATTACTGAAGAAAATATTAGTCCTGAAGTAGAAAATGAACTCAACGCACTTGAAGAGTTGTTTAAAAACAATAATCCACAGTTTCAAGTCGTATCTTCTAACACTCGTACTCAAAAAATAGCCGACTTAAAAGAGGAGGCAATGAGACAAATGGAGGCATTAGAAAATATTCAAGAAGAGACATTTGAATTGACTGAACCTGATACCGATGTTACTGTAACCCCTATAGAAATAACTCAGAATACAGAACTAGCAAACAAGATACCAAGGATAAGTCTTGATGAGATTATAGGAAAGGAAGCTAATTTTTTAATGGCAGACCAATTAAAAGTAGATGAAAAAAACAACCTATTGGGAGGACCTTTTTTCCCCTTAACATCTAAAAATTTTGGTAAAGTAGCTTGGGCATCTATAGATAAAACTGCAGCTAATAAAATAATAGACGGGGCTGTTGACTCTGAAATATCTGTGGTATTTAATATGGGCGAAACAGCAATGGACTCTAATGTGGTTCTAACAAACTTAACCATAGATAAGATAATAGAAAACCCTAGGCTCAATAATGAAGAGATTATTGTAGAAATTAAAGATAGATTAGCTAGTATGGTAAATACTATAGTGGCAGTAGATAAAAAAAATAACAGACACATAAAAGGAAGACCTAAGTTTCTAGAGGATTTAAATAAAGTTAATACACTTGAAGATTTAAAAAGATTCTTTGCGGAAGATATAACTAGCACAGAGGACAGAGCCAAAGCAATCAGGGAAGTGGTAGCGAGTAGAAAGCAGTCTATGCCGGACACCCCTTCAAAGGTGAGAATGGAAACGGCAGGACTTTTTATAGAAGATATAAGAGCTGAAATTAGAGAGCAGTTTACAGATGAATTACCGGCAGGAGCTATGACTATGGTTGTTGAGGTACTAGACAAACAAGGAAATAAAGTTACTGAAGCTACTAAAGACCAAGCATTAATAGATAGAAAAGAACAAAAAGAACTAGGTCTCACACCTCATCCAAACTACCCATTTTTTATTAGAGGTAGGGCAGTCGGTTTGTTAGAAGAAACTGTGCCGGTTTATACTGTTGCTGAACCTATACTTGATAAGATAGCAGCAAAAAATTTAAACAGAGTTTCAATGGATTCTGCAAAAGCAAGTGGTCTTAGGAGTTTAATGATGAGAGCATCAGAGACTTTTGAAGTGATACCTCCTACATTTACCAAGTATCAAAAACTTTTAAATCTTTTGAGTCGTGCCTTTCCCGGAATAGAAGTTGTTTCAAGCCAAGAAGCGTTTAATGCTATGATGGAGAATGCTTATGCAAAAAAGCTTATAGTAAAAGGAATGATGAATCGAGATGGAGCCTCAGTTTACGGTGGTGTTGTTGATGGTAAGGTCTTTTTAAATCCCAAACATGATAGTATGAATGCTGCTATACATGAGTTCGGTCACATATGGTTAAACACAGCCAAAACTGCACGACCTGATTTATATAAAAAAGGGTTGGAACTTGTGTCAGATAGTCCGTATATGGATGAAATCAAGAATAATAAGGCTTACCAAAGAATTATTAAAGAGATGGAGAAGGAAGGTAGAAGTCAAGAAATGATAGACAACTACATAAAAGAAGAAGCATTGGCTACTGCTATAGGTGATAAGGGTGAGAGTTTTATACTAGCATCTAAAGAGAAGGGCTTTAAGGTTTGGCTTAAAAAATTATTCAATTACATAAAATCATTAATGGGATTGTCTAAGAGAACCAAGAAAGATATCACCAACATGACTATGGATGAGTTTGTGGAAGGAGTTGTTGTTGATTTACTTTCAGGTGAACCTGTGTTTGCAGAATTTGAAGCCAATAATTTAGAGAACTCATTTCAACTGATGGCTAAGATGGATGCTAAGAAATCAACTATGGCTAACATAATTATGACAGCACGACAGTTGGATATATCTGATGCTGCAATAAGGTTATATTTAAGAAAGCAAGGCTTCAAAGTTGTCGAAATAAACGAGGCAATGAAGGTAGATACAGACCTTTTTAGTAGTGTGCCTCAAATGTTTGGAAACATAAAAGGTGGTATGAGTGTGGGAATGCAGGTGTTCGGCAGAGTGATGGCTCAGGTTAAGAAATTTGCTAAGAAAAAAAATAGCACTCTTTCAGAAGTAAGAGCCAAAGCTCAGGAAATATTAAAACAACAACCTGAGTTTCAAGAACTCAATAAAACACTACAAGATGATTTACTTGTTGCCCTAGATAAACAGTTGGCTATTCAAAAAAATCTTGAGGTAGCCAATGACATCAAGAACATGAAGGAAAGAACAAGGCAACAAAAACTTGGGGCTAGACAATTAAGTGAGCTACAAAGGCAAATGAAAAGTTTTATATTTAAGAATATGCCGAAGACCAAATGGACTTCTCCACAAGTAAAAAAGTTTTTAAACAATATAGCAGACGCTAAGTTCTATAAAGATTTCTATACTGTAAAACAACCGGATGATATCAGAATGGTTTTGGATAATGTAATCCAAATGATTAATAAACAAAACACTAGAGATTCATTTAGTGTTTTTGACAAACTACTTGGAACTAAACTTAAAGTAAAAGCTAGTACAAGATTTAAAGGAAAGTTTTTACCCAACTTGCAAGATGCTATAAATAAGTTAAAGAACAATATCATAAACACCAACCCAACAAATGAAGAAGATGTAACGGCTATAAACAATAAGATTACAGAACTTAGAAAGGAGTTTGATAAGATTAAAAATAAGAATGTATATACAGTAGATGATGAAATTAATCTTGAAACTTTACAAATAGCCATATTGTATAACGAAGCAAGGTTGATGGAAGACACAAATCCACACAAATCTTCTACACTAGATGAGGCATCTACATTGTTAAAAGAACTTTTTGTTCAGGGTCGTCAACAGTTCAAGGCTGACATGGAACAAAGAAGGTTGAGATACAATGAGCAAAAAAGAAAATTATATAAAGATGTTTCAGGGCTTGACAATGACTTTAATGACAAGAAGCAAACCAATGATGCACTTAGAAAACTAAACAACATATTAAAAAGGATTGACAATAAAACTTTAACTAAGTACGCCAACAAATTAGCTGCTGCATTCAAAAGCTTTTTTGCCGGAAATATGGGTATAGATGTTCTCTCCGAACAAATATCTAGAGAGTCGACCGATATATATAGCACAGAAGCAAACAAGTTAATATACGACCCTATATATAGAGCTAGACTTGAAAGAGACAAAGGAGTGGTTTATATGCAGGATTTAATTCGTTCCAAAATGGAAGAGTATTTTGGTAAAAATTATGAATTGATATTAGATGACTTCAGTAAAGTCACAATTAATTTCGAAGCCAATCCAAAAAGGGCTGCAGAAATAAAACAAAAACTAAAAACCCTTGACAAAAATTCCATAGAGTTTCAGCAGCTTACAAATGAATTGAATGATATGACTGTTCAACTCACACAAAATCAAATGTTCTATATATATAATCAAGGGCTAGATACTGCTAACCACCCGGGTCTTCAAAACAATGAATTACTACAAGACAGTCAATTTGATTTGAATGAATTGCTAAAACAAATAGATGTAAAATTAGACCCAAGAATAAGAAGATGGGCAGAGTGGCAGGTGCAAGAGTTTTTCCCTAGTGTATACCCAAGATATAATTCTGTGTATAAAGATGTATACAGAACTAATATGCCATGGAACAGTAAGTATGCAGGAAGACTTCAAAGAACTTTAGACCAAGAAGAAATAGGTATATTGGATTTGAAAGATATGAATAACAAAAAATATCAAACAAATATTGGTGGTCAATCTACTATAGCAAGGATAAATAATGCAGCACCTATACAGTTTGTTGATGGGAACCAACAGTTGAGAAGATATATTCAAGACATGGAAAACTTCAGAGCATATGCTATACCACTTAGAGATGTCAATAAATTGCTGAATGAAGCTCTCATAAAACAAGCAATGAATTACAAAGTTGGGTTTGATATACATAATATGATTTACCAAAACTTACAGATGGTAGCCAATCCTTATGGTAAAAGGTCTACAGGACCGGTAGATAAGTTGTTTGATAAATTCTTTGACATCACCTCGGGGTTATATATATATAAAGCTTTGGCTGCGAACCCTACAATCATGCTGAAACAGTTCTCATCATCCATGGCTTTTGCTGACTACATAGGTTATAGAAATTGGTTTACTTATGGTACAAAAGAATTAAGAAATGGAATAGGTACTTGGAATAAAACATGGCAAGAAATGTACAAGAACTCACCTACCTTACAGCAAAGATATACAAGAAGGGATTTCGCTAGGATGTTTGAAGGGTATAATCAAAGACCAAGCAAAAGTGTTTTCGAAAAGCTTAATATAAAGCTTCCAAAAAACATCAACGAAAAGTTAAGTCGTAAAAAGATTGACCTTGCCCGAGTAGTCGATGCAATGATGTGGTTTGTTAAAACAGGAGATAAAGGTGGTGTTATGGGTAGCATACCTGCATACAGTTATTACAAAGACCAATTCAAAAAAAACAACCCACAGTCAACCGACCAACAGGCAATAGATTTTGCATTAGACAAAGTAACCAAACAAATAATAACTACTCAGCAAGATTTTGATGCACTCAACAGAGACGCATATCAAAACAATAGATATATGAGATTGTTTCAGTTGTTTACATCCTCGCCTAGAGCTTTGCTAAGGAGAGATATACAAAATATGGTAGGGTTGTACACTAAAATGATTAAGCTAGACCCAAACGCAGGTAAGGGTTCACTAGGTCAGAACTTAAGGGGTGTGTTTACTTATCACTTGTTATTACCTTTGACATTTCAATTCATTGCATCAGGCTTTCCCGGTATATCACGAGAGTGGAGAGACGAAGATGATTTTGATTTTATTAGGGCAGCTCTATTAGGGACTTTCAATTCAGCTTTTATAGTCGGTGACCTTTTAACTTATATATTTGATTCGATATCCAACAAGCCGTGGGCAAAACCAATACGAAACATACCTATCCTTGACCAACTTCAAGCTTTAAATGATGACTACACAAAATATAAGAATGCAGGGTCAGAGACAACTGCAGAGAAATATCAATTCAGAACTATGGTTAAGTTGGCTGAACTCTTTGGTGTACCTGCTAACAACTTTGCTAAGTTCTATGACAACTATTCTAAAATATTATTCGGTGATGTCAAGAGTCCCGGAGAAGCTTTCTTGAGAATGTTCAACTATTCAGAATATCAAATTTATGGTTATGAAGAATTAAAACGAAGAGCAAACACAAATACATCTTCTTCAAGACGAACAAGGAAAACAAGAAAAAGATATTCTAAAAAAGAAACAGAAGAATTTGATTGGTTACAGTAATGCCGTTTAGAAAAATAGGAAAAAATAAAAA